CTGCGCCATTTGAATCTGTATCTTTAATTGAAACAATTTCAAAGATATCATTTTCATGAAGGTCGATATATTTACTTCCGTTACTATCTTCGGATATACCAGTAAAAGTTTTTGTGGTTTCAACCAACGTCTTTGTCCGAACTGATGGTTGTGCTTTATTAACTTTTGCATAAACTGTAACAGCTGAACCAATTGGTAAACCACTAACGTTAACGCTTTGAGTTCCCGCAGCACCAATGGTTAGAGACGAAACGACATCACCACTAGAGTCAACAGTCGCAATGAATTGACCCGTATTAGCAAATGTCTCACCTGTAGCAGACAATGTAAGTTGAACAGTTCCACTAGCATTATTAGTTGGTATACTACTTGAATGAACAATTGTTCCATCGTCAGAAGTTCCAGTGAACACACGTTGAACTTCAAAGTCTACATCAGTAATACTTTTAGGACGAGGGTCTGGTGTAGGGAATACAAGATTTACTTTATTCGATTCCTTGATTACTGCCTTACCATTTTCCAAAAGTGGTTGTGCAAAATCAGCTGTGCCTGTTCCGAATGATTTAACATCACGCAAAACTTTACCTAATAATAAGTTAATATCAAAAAGGTATATCTTGAAGTTTGACCCATCTTCTTCTACATATCTAACTCTTGCAGTGCCGAGCCCGTTGCCGCCAAACCCTGTTGCATCTTTAAGTCCAACAGTTTGGAATTGGTTTATATTGAGATTACCTTCCAATACATCACATATAAAATACTGACCATAGTTAACACCAACAACCTCATTTGTGCGTTCAACTTCTGCCCGAGGTTTTGGTATAGTTAACTTCGTAGGTTTTTCAGAACCAACGCGATATCCATTAAGATATGCAACACCCGAAGATACACTTGCAATGAAGTTTGTATTGTTTGTCGCATCGTCAGCAAAATCAATAGTAAATGGGGACACGATATAATTACCCGATTCTTCGGCCGTTCTTTGCGCTAATACTTCGGTAATTTTATTGTAATCATCTGTTCCGCTTACTTGGTCAACGATATTACCATCGACTACATCACAATAGTAAACAAAGTTTTCATCACTTGCAACTTGGTCTTTTGTTGTTAAAGTAAGTTGAATACGATATCGGTCTGCGCCCGGCGAAGATAAGTTTGGTGTAGCACCTTGATTATCAAACAACTCATTTGTATCACTGGTTGTAACAATATCTTCTGTTACTTTGAAACCAATAACTTTTGAAGGTAGTCGCGAGTATTTCGATAGAATTAAACTTTGTTCTTTTGCAAATACAAAATGACCACGAACAAAAAAGTCACCAGATGAATTAGAAATTTGACAACCGCGACCAATAGCGGGGTTTGATGCGGTGTTGGTTGACTGAACAGTTAGAGTCTCACCGCCGCCTGATATAGTTTCACCTGACTTATAACGAACTGGGTTTTCTCCAACTTCACCACCAGAAGTATTAACATACTGAACATAAAGTGTTGCAGGGTCAGAACCCTCTGCCTCGACAACCTCAAGAACTCGTGCGACAACATTAGAATTGGCACCAGTAAATTCTACACCAATCAAACCACCATTTGCTTCAAGCGCATTTGCGCCAGCTGGTAATGCATTAGTGTTTGTGTTTAGTTTTACAAACTCATAGTTCGTATTAATTGTAGGGCCGCCAGGATTTACCGATGCACCATCCTTAAAGATGTTGCGACCAAATCTACCAATCTCTTCCTGAATAATTGTTTGTGATTGAGTAAGTTCTCTCGCTTGTAGCGCCCGACCACTATTAAACAGGATACGGTGATAGTTATCACTATCCTTAAAATCATCCTTGTATGTGGATGAAAATACATTTTCTGTAAACGTTCTTGGCATCGGTATTACCTTAAATTTGAATTACGATTTTTATATCTTCTGTTTGGTCAGTTGCGCGAGTAACTGATGCGCGATTATCAATATATAGAACATCACCCGTTAGAATATCTACTTCAGGATTTATGTATGGAGCAAAAGAAGCATTCAATACGCCTGCACCATTACCATCGGTTTCAGTGATGTTTTCACCTGAATCAAAGTTACCAAATCCTGTCTCCGCTGTTTGGTGATACCAAATATTCGCAGAATCGACTTTATCAATAAGTGCCTTGACATTAGATGTTGAACCCTGAATAGTATTGTCTGCGGTAAATCCTGTGTTCACACTTGAAAGTCTTAATTGTTTTAACGCAATACCTGTTGACCCAGTAAATAAGGTAGACCCAGAACTATCTTGAATATTTCTGATAAGACCTACTTGACGGAAATCGTTACCGACAATGAAGTCTCCAGTTTCAGTTCCACTAGGTTTACTGTTAAACATGACTGCGGTGGAGCGAAGGTCATCTCGAGCGTCACCACCAAGTCCAAGAGGTGTTGCTAGAATTGGTCGTATTTTTGCGGGTTTGGTTGGTGAACCACCGCCCGTAACGGATACTGTTGCATAGTCATAACCTGAACCAAATGTATAATTACCAGAACTATCAATTAGTTCTACCTTAGTTACCTGACCACCATTCTCTGTTGCGCCTGCTTTTGCTTTTGTGCCATTTCCATTCACTTCGATGGTTGGGTTACCAGAGTATCCAGCGCCACCAGAGTCAATTGCATATCCAATAATCTGACCAACTATTGCGTTATTTTGAACTGTCTTTTGTTCAATGTCAGCAGAAGGAGAATCTGAGTCAGTTGTTCCAATTAATTTGACGGGAAGGAAGTTGGCAGAAATAAATTTGTTAGCATCCAATGCACCAATAGAATATAGGAACTTCCAAATGTAACCATCAGCGGTATCGAATGGCGTTCCATCTGTGCCACCTGTCGGTTGAACTGTAGAAACCTGTGCATTACCAGAGACATCTTTTGATTGTTGAATACACAGATAAACTTGGTTATTGTCATTCATAACGTAGTATGTTTGAGTAGGATATCCTACTTGGATATCATCATATGGAGAATAAATTGCACCAGATGACCAGTTGAAACGAGGAACAACAAAGGAAGTATCAATAATATTTTTTACCGATTGGAGTCCAAGACGGAAGTTTCTATCTTCTACCAGATTGTTAAGAGCAGTGGGCGCAACATCAGAGTCATTCCAATCTTCTGAACGACCAATAGCTGCATAATATCTACTAGAAGAATCAGCAAAATCTGTCAACAAATCTGTTATAACTTGTTTTTTAATTCTGTTTGTTACAATCGCCATTTTATTATCCTACGCTTACGCTGTTGTTGTCCCGTTGTTTCCAACAATAAACCATTTACTTGCTGTTGTATTCCATATTAGTTGACACCCCTGTCCTATAGTAAACTTAATAAACCCAGCAGCAGAATCTACACCCTGAATGTTTGATGCGCCGCCCGCTGGCGTGAGATGAACTTCACCCGCCCCAATATTACTGAAGTATTTAGACTCTGCCTGAATCGTTCCATCACCAAGAGTAGGGTTGATAAAACTACCAGAGTTAAACACTGTTAGGGGTTGATTTAAGTTGACCGCAGTGGTGGATGCTACATCAGTTCCTTTTTCAAATACAATCTTATTTGTAAACGTGATACCACCAGTTCCCTTTGCACTTAAATTGAGACTAACATTAGTATCATCACCATCGACATCGATAGTTGGGCCAGTAGTAGTTGCAGAGTTTGTCAGTGTTATGAAATTGACTGCACTTGAAGTTTTGTTGAATTGTAAATACTCGTTATCTGAACTATCAAAGAATTTTGAACCGCCATCTATACCACCAACTACTGGATTGTTAACATTTAACCCATTAATTGTTTTATTACTAAGAGTCTGAGTTGCATCTGCAAACACGAATGTGTCGTTTGTTGACAGTGACGGAATAGTGATATTACGATTTGCAGATAAATTACCAACCACAACATTGTAACTATGACTAGAGTCATTATCTTTAATAGAAGGAGTAGTCAACGAAGGACTTAAAATAGTTTTGTTAGTCAAAGTCTGAGCGCAAGAGTCAAGAATAAGTGTCCCGCCATCATTAGGAACATACACATAATTATCAGCGGTAGGTTCTACCGCAACCATATATGTTTCGTTACTGTCTGCAACCTGACCTTCAAAGACCACACCCACATTTGATAGACTTACGATTGCAGCTGCAGAATCACCACCGATACTCTGGTAGAGTTCAGTAAAGTTCTCATTAATCTTTTGGGCAGCGGTGCGGAGGGTATCACCCGTTCCGTCATTTGCTGTAGTGCCTCTGTTTAATGTTTGTCTTGCCATTTTATAGTCCGTTTGTTTTAACTATTTATAAGGTTTATCGGTTAAAGAGTGAAACTTTTTAAGTATTGGTCAGAGTCAGCACTGAAATGTTGGTGTTTGTCTTGGTCTAAAGTCTCGAAGAACAAGTTGTTTGACAAGTCCATACCGTTTGTTCCAACTTCATCTGAATCGTCAAATGTTGGTGAAGATGCAATTTGCGCTTCACGCAACGATGAATATTGATTATTGATAGTTTGGATAGTTTGTAAATCAAACCCTTCCATATTTGTCAATTCTGCATTGATGCGACTGAATACGCCTGCTGAATCTGTATTTAGGTCATCCACAATAGAGGTCAAATCTGTTACTCCTGTATCGCCAAATAATCCTGTTGCCTCGACCACAATAGGTGGTGCTTCAGAAGGCACAACAAGAGGAGCAGTCAATTCATCAGTAACACTCGATACAATCTGCACCTCCGAACCAATGAACATACCCGCAGGGTGAACGAATAATTTATATGGTTCTCTCCACTCGTTAAATGAGATGTCAGACTTTACCTGAATCGCAAATGTCTGAAACAATTTATTATCTGTCAAGAACTTCTGTGATTCCAATCCAATTTGAGAGTCAGTTTCTCCTACCTTGAATACGTTCTCTTTTGTGTAAATAATATCTGGGTCAACACCAAAGAAAGTTCGGAAGAACTGTTGAATAGAATATTTTGTTCCCTTTGAACGATACAGAGTGTTAGAATATTTTGCAGCAGCACGTTTATCAGTAAACCCTTCAAAGTATGATTGACCCAATAGGAGTTCATCTTCAATATATGAAAGAAGGTCTAAATCAGTCTGTGTAATATCACGAGAGTAAAACAGGTCATCTGCAAGACGAGAAGGTGCGTTATCATCATCTTCAAAATTATAATACTGTTCAAGAAGTGTAATGAGTTTTGGATACTCTGTCTTGAAGAATTCAGGTAGAACTTGAGTAATCTTGTTATCAGAAAAAACAAGCTCTCTTCTACCTAAATCTCTTAAAGTATCGTTTTGTTTACCCATTAGTTTGTAACTCCAGGCTCAACATCTACAATACGAGAGAATGATTCATCAGTATCAAATTCAATAATATCTTGTCTGAATGGAGTAATCGCACTTTGGTTTGCGGGTTTTGCACTTACTTTGATAAATTGATTTGCACCAACAAAATCATCAACTTTGAGACCGACAATACTTATAGTGTCATCACTGTAATTTCCAATATTGTCAACTAGAACCTCTCTATCAATAGTGTTAAATACTTCAAGTTTTGATGAATCTAGTTTATTGCGTAAGATACAGGTTTTATTATTGAGCGTAAACGCAGAAGATGTGATTATATGTTCTTTGTCATCAGGGTCAGCGATGATTGCTGCATATCTTAATTTATGGTCTTGTAAAGTATTCAAAGTAGGAGTGAACCTTCTCTGGAAAAAAACATCTGAGCGAGAAGAGAGAATAGCCGGACTTATATCATCCACTAATGTTAAGAGATTTGAACGTCTAAACGATTGACTGAATTTGCCAGTATTTGCCGCAAAATAGTTTCCAATAACTGTATTGACATTATCTTGAATTGTATTACGAGATAGTGTAGTCAAGTTCGGATTGAACTGGAAGAATATCCTCGTCTCAATGAATGTCTTTACGGGGTCATCAAACTTCAAACTAAATGATGCAACCGACAATTGTTTCGCAAGGTCTTGAATTGCATCCTTTGTTGATTGTATTGTTGTCGCATCTACATCATCATTGAATAGAACCGACATAAAGACCGTTCCGAATTCTGGTTCTAGTGCGTCTTCACCACCAAAAGATTTAATATCTTTGATGAGTGTAGAGAAATTTCTCAAGGCCAACGTAGAATAATCTACTGCGGTTACCATGCGATTTTGTGATGCGTATTGGAATGGTGCATTCTTACGGATTGACTCAATTGATTCTTTACTACCGCCACCAACTGCCTTTGTGACCGTTGTCACATTTATATTAAATTGTTGACCTTCTACCGTAACTTTACTTTGCGGAGCAAATGTTGAAGACGTATCAGCATCACTACCTGATACTGCAAGATAGTCAACTGTAACTTTATTACCAGCCGCTGGCGCACGACCCAATGTTTTACCATTACCAAAAGAAAGTTCAAAGAGACCATTAGGCGCTTCTTTTAATATGAAGAGTGTCGAGTTTTCATTTATATTTACAGCATCAACTATATTAGTATATGTTTGAAAATTAGATGAAGTAGAAGTTTCATATACACGAACAACAACTGTGTCTAAGTCTAATGACTCATCTGGTATAATATAGTTTGCATTTTCGGTTGCATCCAACGCAAGGAAAGTCTTTGTTCTAGCAATACCTTCATGGATTGTGATATTTTGTGAACCGTCAACGTTTGTAAAGAGATAAAGACCGTTACCATCATCAGTTGCAGAGATATCTTCCAATGTTTGAAATACATATTCAACTTCATCAACGGTTGCATTGAACTTAAATCCATCATTGATACTAATTTTGTTTGGTCTGGTTGCCAATCCTGACAGATTCATAGAAAGATTTACTACTGCTTTGGATGTAGTTTTTGAATCAGGAATATATCCAATACCCTCTGCGAGAGAAATAACTGACCCACGAAGTTGTGCCGTCCCAAGAAATGATTCATTCAAAGCAAAGTTTGCGATGAGACCATTGTAATGAGTATTATATGCAAGCACATCAAGGATGCTTGATAATCCAGATGCTTCAAAATTGTAATCATCAAACTCCCCCCCTTGTTCAAGAAAGGTTTTTAGATTATTTTTGATTGCATCAAAGTCTAGTGAGGTTGATTTGATTGTTGTTCCCATTTTATCTTAACCTTGATAGTGTTGAAGTGAATTCTACTTGTTCTTCAGTATTCACCACTTTGAATTTTAGTGTTACACTTAAACTATTATAATCACTCTGCAAATCTATTATCAAATCAAGAACTTCTGCTCGAGGTTCGTAAAATTGAATAGTATTAATAATTCTATCGCGTAAGAGTGCATCCTTACCTTTATATGCCAGTTCAAAGAGTTGTGCTCGGACATCTCCTCCAAAATCAGGACGAAATGGTTTTTCCAATTTATTACACATCACCAACGTTTTGACTGACTGCTTCACAGCAGCTGCGTCCGTCTTCTTGAATATTTCTCCAGAGGACGGTTTTGCCGTAAATGATAGGTCAATATCTGTATACTGCTTCGTTCTACTAGTCGTTACCGAAGCAGTGTTGATATTATTATCTTCCTGTGCGAATGCTCTTCTTGCCATAATTCTATTTATATGTGTTTTTAGTCAGTTTCTCTTATTTCTATCAATTCATTTTTACTCATAAGTGTCCCATTATACCATGTCTGAATATCATTTGAAAAGGTCACATCAAAACTCTCAGGGACATCGTTGAATCGTAATCCAATCTGACCAGTCAATTTACCACTAGGGTCATACGAATCATAATCTAGATATAGTCTGTCAAAACTAATATAGTCTTTCCAATATTCAGCGATATCAAAGGTTTTCTCAAAGTCAATCTTACCATCTTTGTCTATGACTTGATAATAAACTAAGCGACCAAATCGTTTATCTTCAATCACTTCATCACCAATCAGAGATGCCCATATATCTTTGGGTTGTAACAATCCTTCCGAAACAATCAGACGGATATCATTGAACAATGGACTATCGTTGATTACTCTCATTGCTTCTGCATGAAGATACAGATTACGAGCGATACGCCTACGATTAAACTCAAACTCGATGTGATTAAAAGGTGTTCGGTCACCATATGCACCCAAGAACTTTGCAATCGTGATGCCTGGCCCTAACTTAGTGGCAGAACTGATTGATACTTGATTCTCTGGGTTGTATACTGGGTCTGCTAATATAATCATGGTCTAAATCTCTTTCCTCTGTTTTCAAGCGCATTCCCGATAGGTTGATAACCAAATCTTGATGATGCAGACTTTTTCACAGTTCTACCAATTGCAGGCGGTGTTGGTATTTTGTATTCAGGGTTCAACAAACCATCCGCAACCAGAATACTGCCTACTGCATCACCCACATACGAACTCTTTAGTGCAGAACGAACTTCTGCAATGGTCGGTATTTTATAGAAGTATCCTTCATATTTCTTTTCAAGTAATAGACTTGTTTTGAGTTTATCCTCTGCATCAATGACAACTGTTCGTATTGCATACGACCCATTGAGTGAATGGTCAACCACAAGGTCTGGAGTAATAGGTGCATTCTGGCCAGAAATATCTTCTTGTGATAATGAGTGTAATGTTGCAGTATCACCAACTGTGCTTCCTGATGTTGCCGCTTCTCCATATGATTGTGAGTGTGTAAGGTCTGATACTTCAGCAAATGCCGCTTTATCAGCATTGACAGAACGAATCGCTTCGGTTGCGACACCCTTGAATGTTCCCCAGAAGATTGCGTTTGAACCAGTATCACCTGAAGCAACGCCTTCAACCTCACCCTTACTACCATGATAAGATTTACCTGTGTAGTCAACCTCTTTACCACCGATGAGTCCCTTATTACCAAAGACAGTGATTTGTTTCGCCCCTGTGATATTGGAAACCTTCGAAGTCACTGCAAACTGTTCCTTACCAGACACAAAGATTTTATCCTCGCCAGCAATGTCGATGTTACCCTCAACGAGATTTGACTGATTTCCCTTGACAATCTGATTGTTGTCTGCTAACATAATGTCAGTATGTGTTCCGACTGTCTTGGTCGTTCTGGTTTGTTTGGTGGTATATGTTGAGTTTCGAACAACAGTAGTTCTATGATTCTCTTGAATATCTTCTACCATATTACCCGCAACATTGACATTATAGTTACCACCTACATCGACATTGAAGTCACCCGTTACCTTGAGATTTAGATTACCATTGTAGATGAGATTACCCTCACCCTCAACGATAACTGTTTGGTCACCACCCGTAACTTCCACTTTGTTGTTTGTTGATGTGATAACAACAGTTCCATCTGCCCGCATCTCAACACCAGAACCCTTGCGGTGTTTGATTAAAATACGTTCACCGCCTGGCGTATCATCATACTCAACAATATGACCCGATGATGTCTCGTTCACATCATTGAATGGATACTGTGACGGTCTCTGGGGAACAATGTTTAATGATACACCAATGTCACCACCACCTGTCGCAAGTTTATTCACTTGCGTTCCAACCGATGCCTTATTGAGACTTGGCCCGTAATGGTAATCTACTTTAGGAAACTGACCTGACGGGTCTTGCATTCCATTTTCAGGAACACCGACAGTCTCTTCTTGACCCTCGCCAAGTTTCGCTTCTCTCTGTGATATGTTGTCTAATTTAGTTGTCATTAGATATCATCCAAACTTATATCATCGCTTGCTAAAACGTCGCCAAATGTTCTTACTTCAGTTGAAGGTTCATCAGGTTCAGGTTCGTAATCAGTCAAGTCTTCAGCTTCTAACCACGCACCATCTTCTTCGTCCCACTCAAAATAGTGTCGAGTTCCATCTGGGTCTGTGCGGGGAATATCTTGACCGTCTGACCCCTTCGCTGGTGGAGCGGGTCTAGAAGTGTCTTGTAGTATCGCTTTATCCTGTGGTGCTGGGTCTCCGTTAGGTTCAATTACTTCTGTAGTTCTAACCGCAGAACCACTGATAGACTCGTCACCACTTTCTAACAAAGATGTCACATCATTAAACACAATCGTTCTACCTATAGATTCTAGGTCTATCGACTTCACAACAAAATTAGGTTCTATTGATTGACTATTTAGTGTATCACCCACGATATTTTTCTTACGGAAGATTGCTTCAACAAAAGAAATTACATCAAAGTAAGGGTCAAGTTCATTTACATCAACATCACTATGACCAAATACCTGACCGCCTGGGAACTGTCGATAAAAAGCACCTAAGAATTGTTCGAGTGTGGTATATTGTGCTCGAGTAAAAGAACCGGCACTTCTTCGAGCATCTTCCGAATTCACGGGTGAATCGATACCACCAACCATCACAATACCGATTGAGTTCTTGTCATGACCATTTGTAGGTGCATGTTCACCCTGTCTGTCCACAGGGCGACCACGTTGTAATCTACCATCTCGTCTTATCACATAATGAAATCCAATACCATCATGACCCAGTTCTTTGTGTATATTATTGATTTCGATAGAACCAATGTTTTTGTTTGTAAAGGTTTCAGTTGCGTGAACGATTACTTCCGTAATCACCCGATTAATATTTGACATCTCTGTGTCTAGTTCTTCTACAGAAGAGATGTAGGTAAAAACATCATCAGAACTTGACCGTCCTGACCATTTCTGGTTATTATCACTAATTGTCGGCGCATCACCAAACATATCCGCATCAACAACAAATGTGCCAGCGATTGTCGTGTCTATCTTATCAAGACCTGTTTCGACTGTTGCAACTTCATTGTTATAATCACTTATTTCTTTTTCAGGAACACCCTGTTTTCTTGCTTCTTCTTCGACTTTATTTTGTAATTCAATAGTTGTGCTAGCGGATGTCGAAGCAGATATCTGTTTCATACGAGGAGTTACATTGGATGATTTAGAAACAACTCTCTTTACCGCAGATGTTTTTTCTTTTGGACTTTCTGCGGTTAGTTCTTTGAATGTCTGTTTATATTCATTTCCGCTGAAAGATATACCACCTGGCACAACATTAGCAACAGATGCTTTTGCATTACCGCCGATTGTCTCACCAAAATTTTGAAGAAATCCACTTTGAAGTCCATTATCAAATTTTTTATTTGTTTTACCAACAAAACTTGTCACAGCACTACCAAAATCACTGACCGCAGAGGTGACATTACTGAGTCCTGATTTTATAACATTACCAACACTCTTAAAATTACTAAGAATACTTTTAGATTGAGGTGCCTTTGCAGTTAAAGCAGATATTCCTGTCGAATTAGATACATTATCTTTTATATCAGACAGTTTACCTGAAATATTACCCACAGGAGTAACATCTTTTACAGTGTCTTTGAGTGAACCAAAGTCAACACTTGGAATATTCATATTTGCTTGTTCAGTTGAGTCTGCTATAGTGCTTGCAAATGATTGAACATCAAGTGCCGCCGCATTCTTCTTACTCTTTGCAACTTCGACTGATGATGCAATACTTTGGGGGCCAGTTGCACCAACCACCTCTATTGCCGATGATGCAGTATCTCCCGCTGTCTGTGCAGGCAAACCAGTCATTGAACCTAATGCAGACTTGGGTGTTTTAGTTCCCGTCAGTTTACCAACACTATCAGTCAGTTTACCTACTGAAGTGTTGAGTGTTGTTTCACTTGCTGTAATTGTATCTTTACCTAGACTCTTGACACCACCCAAAACTTCACCATCTTTACGACCAAGTTTGGTTGCATTCTTGACAAGAGTATCCTCTTGTGCTTTAGTTGCTTTCGCTGAAAGACTTGACGGACTTGTATCTTCCGTAACCTCTACCCTTTGAGTCAAAGTATATGAAAATCCTTCTGCGTCAACACCCCTTGTTGTAACCACTTTATACTTTGAACTAGAAGATTTATTCGTCTTTGCCTCGTTCTTGAGCGCAGTGTTAATATCAGACTTATCTAATGACATGATTAAATCCTATCCTTCAATCTTCGAGCAGCAAGTTCAATCTGTTTGATAAATTTTGCATTAACTTTTTTTGAATAAAAACGAGCAAATATTTCTACAGAACCATTTATTCCTTCTATGTTTTGAGTATCCAACAGTCTAATGTTTGCTTGACTTTCTGTAGTTCTTAATTCGTATATAACAAATTTCAACTGTTCACTGAATCTCAAATAGTTATTTGAGAATGCTTTCATTTGAGCCCATCGTTTTTCTTCCCATGAGTTAATACCATTCCCTCCTTTTGGAATCTGATTTGTTCTCATATTAGAAATCTTTTGTAATGTTGCCGTCATACCTATCGCTTGATTTAATGTATATCCAACGTTCAAGAAGAAACTTAATGCGAATCTTTCTCTATTGATTACCACATGCCTCTGTGGGTCACCAAAGTTATCATCTTGAATATCTTTATCTGGTCTCACAAAATCAACAACCTTACCAAAAAAACTTCTAGGGTTTTGTATTCCCACATCTTCGTCTGGTTGTCCTAGTTGTATCTCTGATGCCATTTCGATGTGTGGTAAAGAACCTAATATGATAGGTGTCTGCGAGTTAACACCATCAACAAAGAATCCAAATACCAGCGCACTGGGTTGAAGTCTAGGAATACGTCCTAAACCAGAAACTCCACCCTCTGTGGTTGGCAGAACACACTGGGCCCACGGTAGGTCACTTTCAGGTATATCCACCTGAGAGTGACTATGAAGACCATGCACACGAATCTTGATACGACCTTCATAACCAACAGGCGGTTGATTACTAATAACCGTTGCAATAAACCAACGACTATTATCACCATAGTATTCAGATGGGATTGGCGTAGGTGTCATGCGTTATCCCTTTCTAGTTTACAAACGTTCATACTCACGGTGTGTTGAGTTCCTTGAAAAGTGTGTCTAGTGTCATAAATGATGAACTTACCAGATAATCTTTTATCTAATGCAATTGTCTCATCAATATTTTTTTGTATCTCTGCATTATCATTTATGACATTCATACGAACAACATCACCAACGGTTGCCTTCGCAACAATAAACCCTGCACCCTCAATGACAACATTCAACATATTTTTATACAGATGTCCTTTTAACGATATGGACTCAATCTTTTTTCTAAACCGAGATTCTTGAAATTCATCATTATAACTTTGTGTATTGCCATATGTTCCCGAAGACGTTATAGTATGAAACCTTCTGGATTCATATAAGTCGGATTGTTGTTCCGATAAAAAGAAATCTTCATCAAATACATTTTGGTTCTTACCAATCACATTTCGATTTT